CTAACCAGCCTCCGGCAGCGGATACCTGGCCTTGATCTCCTCGACCTTGGCGACCCAGGCAGAGTAGTCCGGTTCCACGCCGGCCTTGATAGCGTCGAACTCGGCCTCGGTCTTGAGCGGGTCACTCTCCAGGCGGTAGGCATTTGCCCGAGCCACGGCCGCGGCATCGTACTCAGCCTGCCAGCGTCCTTGCGCCTGCTGTTCAGCGGTCTTTACCTGGCTCCAGTCGATCATCGCGGTAACTCCACGGGTCCATCGGTATCGATCAGCAACGGTTCAGGGAAGCGAGCGGCGGCACTTGCATCATCAGCCAGCGGGAACCGCAGGCTCAGTTCCAGCCGGTCGGCACGTCGCACTGCGGGACCGGCGAACCACTCTGATCCAATAGCCTCAGCCGGCAGTTCGCCACCCTCCGGTAACGGTGTGAAGTCGAACGCCTGGCCGTTCACGGTGAGTACATCGCCAGCCCTGCTCAGCGACAGGTGCTCGTCGCTGCCTGGCAGTGGTGCGTACGGTGACAACTTGATGATCATCAGAACCATCTCCCTACCAAAGTGAAAATCAAACGATTGGTGGCCAGTGCGTCCTGAAGGATGAAGAACAATGTCGAGCCGTTTGCATAGGCAACTTTCAGCCCGTTTGCCACAGAAGGATTGCTCGCATGCGACGCCCAACTCACGCTGACACCTGTGGTCCAATTACCCAGAAATGCAGCCGGCAGGGGCAGTGATATAGACGTACCTGGCTGCTGACTACCGTCGCCCAACAACGTGACTATGCATATTTGCGTTCCATCAGCGAACCGCACGAACTCACCGTTCGCATTACTACCCCGCTGGATCACCGCGCCAGTTGGCACCCCGCTCGACTGCGAAACGGCGCCGAGGATGCTGTCTCGCGAGTACAAAGCCCCAGTTGATCCAAGGGCGCTACGAACTGCAGCGCTCCCCAGACCAAGAGAAGTGCGAGCGCCAGCAGCAGTCGGCGCACCTGTCCCGCCAAGCGCAACCGGCACCGTTTCGCCGTCGGCGAACTCGCGGAGACTGCCGTAGCCGTTTCCGTCGTTCTGCAACTTCGTCGGTCGTACATCAGCCATTGAAAAGCACCTGCAGGTTGAGAGTTGCGCCGCCGGCGGTGTACGCCGGCAGTTGGCCGTCTGGGTTCATGGCGAGCCGCAACATGGAGCCGTCGGCGAGATACCCAGGGACAGCCGCTGGGATGCGGACGTTCATCGGGTATGCCACCACGACGCCCGCGCCGTTGGTGACGAACTGGTCGTAGCCGGTGCTGCGCCGGACGAAGTAGATCGCGTTCGGCTCCAGCGCGGCAGGCAGTTGCGCGACGACCTTGTGGGTCTGGAGGACGGCCATTTACCAGGCCGCCCCGTTCCACTCCGCCGGAATCGGCTGCCCGCCGAACCGAACCAGGCCGCCATCCTCGCTGAACTTGTCGAGCGTCGACTTGTTCGCGTGCGTGTGCGCCTGGGAAACGGCAGTGTCGATCTGCGCCGGCGTCGAGGTCGGCCGCCCGTTGATCGCGTCCCAGTTGAGCTCGACGTCCATCGACTCATACTCGGCCACCTTCAGCCACGCGCTGGTCGCCGGGTTCCAGGCGTACAGCGCAGCGCCGGATTCGACTGTCGGGTCGGCGGAAGCGTCTTGAACCAGAACGAATATCGCCGACTCCGGCTCCAGGGCATCGCGTGCAGCGATATCGGCTACGAACAGGATCGGTGCGCCTGTGCCGGGCAGGCTGGCCAGCGCCTCGTTGATCAGCGCGTTGATCATCGCGCTGTTGCCGATCGAGCGCGCCACGCCGGCGCTGTTCGTCAGGTAGGACTCCGAGTAGCTGCCGTTCTCGACGAAGTAGAACGAGTCGGGTTCCAGCGTACCCGGCAGGGTCGCCACTTTGAAAAATCGAATCTGGGCCATTTCATCACCAGTCAGTCGCGCCCCATTGGGCACCGTCTACGCCATCCCTCCCGGGAGGCCCTTGGTCACCCACAACAACCACAAGCACATCTGCCGGCGGCGTCACTGTGACCGCGTATTCCTGCATCTCGCTGAGCACAAGCGGCTCGCAATCGACCTCGATCGCCAGCGCCCAGGGCTCGGCGGTGTCATCCATCGCACCCTCCCCCACGCCTCACAGTGATCGGCCCGCTGTAGTAGCGATGGACCGTGCCATCTGGGTATGTCACGTCCACGTCGTAGACCGCCGACGCCCATGCCAACGCCGCGGTATCGGAGGCCGATATCTCGCGCGAGATCGTTCCGGCGCCAGCGATCTCAAGGCCGGAGCCGAGCGCCAGCGTCATCAGCACCGTCCCATCTGGCGCATCGCGGATCTGCATCCGTACCTCGGCGCCAGCCAGGTCAACAGGTGGCTGGTAGATCAGTTGCCCGCCCACAGGCGCAAGGCCAGCGGCTGACAGCAGGTTGATCTCGACGGTGTTGTCGTCGATGGACGCGATCCGGTGAGGCAGTTGCCGGAGCCGAGCGCGGTTCAGCTCGGGCATGCCCTGGACACCATCGATCCAGGCCAGCCACGTGCCAGGCAATCCGTGACCAGGGATGGTCAGCCGGACGGGAGCGGTCGACGCGATCTGGGTGATCGGCCGGTAGACCAGGCTCGGTTGCATGATCCGCATCGTGTCGCGGAACGTCGCCCCGCGCTCCACGCGCAGGGGTACACAGGCCGGCGTCATGCGGCTTCTCCTTTGGAAGGAATCAAACGTAGGAATAGAAGGCGTTCGGGTCGTTGCGTATAGCGTCGCCGGTGAGAGGGTTGTAGGAGCCCTTGCCCCACGCCTCCATCTCTAGCGGGGAAAAGCCACTAACATCCACATCAACCTGACGCGATCCGTGGGGGCCATGTGGGGTGAGAGCCACTCCAGCAAACCGACGGTCTCTACCACGATAGAAAAAAAGGCCCAGAAGCTTGTTTGAGTATCTAAGCACCGGCCACGCAGATTGGTCACTTATCGTCGACGGACGCCCCGGGAACAGCTCAATTGGTGACGACCAGTCCAGTCCTTCCGCATAACTGTCGCCCACATCAGGAGTAAGCAGGTATATATCACCCAAGCTAATAGACTCCGAGCCACTCGCGACACTTTGACCAGTGATGCTGTCAGTCCATTGGATAGAACCAGGCCCATTAAGAACTCCGCTCGTAGAAAGCGTGTTGTACAGCGACTCTGAGGCCCCTCCGGAAGATGAGCTCAAGTTGTAGGAAAACGAAATATCTTCGGTCATGCTAAATGAGATGTGATCGCCAGATATACCTGCCGAGCGCGACATCGTTGACACGATAGAAACTTCGAGCGTTATTAGCTCAAGGGAGCCAGACAACCCATACCACGCTCCAGCAGTTGACCTTGCGCGAAGTGATGCTGAAAACTCTCCGATTAGAACCCTATACACGTGAGGCGCCCACGGATGCCCCGGGTATGGCGGGGGTGGCGGCTCTCCACTGCTTTCATTGAACGGGCCGTCTGGGTCCTCCGGCGTCCCACGCCAAAATCGGGTATGGGTATTCGGGTCAACATCTGTTCGGCTGCTGTCGATAGTCTCGAATTGTATCTGCGCCCAAGGTGCAACCACGGACAGTTCAGCCTGAAAGCTGTTCGCGCCGCTCGCACTCACACGCAACTCAAGCAGCCCACCAACACCAATGAATCCACTCCCAGCAGTCTCTTGGTATCTAGCCAGGTAGAGACGGCGTGTTCCGTCGTTATTTACATCCAGAACTTCGAAAGAGATACCATCGGGCTTGACGGGCAATCCAAGGTCTGACAGAGATATTGCATTACTACTGATCGTCCCAGAAAACCCTGTAAATCCATCCCGAAACAAACAGCTAGCAGCTATTGTTTCGAGAAAAAAATTGTATTGAACGCTAACCCCGTATCGAATCGTGTATCCACGAATAAATGCAGGCTGCAAGGAAACCCCGCCATAAGCTTCGGACAAATCCGTTCCACGCAAAATCGCTCGGTTTAGCCACTGTTCATCTGGATCATCGGTTTCAACTTCAGGGATAGGCATGCCCACGTCCCAAAGGGCCGTATTATTTGCGAGCCTGACCGCCGGCATCTTCATCGTGCGCCCGCTTGGTAACGTCAAGGTCGAATCAACGGCGTTGATTGGCTGACGGATCAGCCCATGCCATGGCCACCCCCACACCTGCGGAGCTTCATCGAGCGGGCTATTAGGAAACATCGTTCGCGTACTCCATTACCACTTCTGCGCCTGACGCGTCGGTCATGACGACCTTCTTCACGCTGCGATACCGGAGCCACGCCAAGCCATCGCTGGTGGGGATTGTCTGCAGTTCGTAGTATTCGCGCTGGCCGGCATCCTCCTCGATCAAGGGGCTAGCAATACCGCCGCCACCGCCGGTCTGCTTCCCGGCAGGGTTGTAGTCAGCCCGTCCGCGCTTTGCATCCAGAGCCCCGCGCGGATCGATCTTGCGCAGTGCGCGTGCCTGACGCTCCGGCTCGATCAGCCGGTTGAGCGCCGCGGTCAAGCCCTGGTCGCCACGCCGCTCCGCTTCAACCCGTTGGCCGCCGGCGCGGCGGATCGCTTCGTTCCTCGCGCCGAGGCCGCGGCGCTCGTCTGATAGAGCCATGCGCTATCTCCTACGCGTTCGGCACATCGCTGAACACAAGCATCGACAGGGTGAGCTCGTCAGCATCGAAATAGACGCGCGCCCACACTTCGCCGTTGAGGTCATTTGCATTGATCAAGAAGCCATACGACTCCTGAACAGCCCACTGCCTGGTTGTGCCAACGATCGACATCCCTCCGGGCAATTCGCCGGATGTAACTCTGATCTGCAGTTGCTGCCCGCTCGGACCCGCAGTCCTGACATTCAGGTCGAACTGTCGGGATGTGCTGGGATCGATTCCAATTGCTGCAGTGCCGAGCTCGGGAATTGCGAACAGACGGGCCTCAACAAATGAGTGTTGAGGCTCGAGAAGGAACTGGCCATCGGTATTGACATGCAGCACCTCGCTCGGAGCACTGCCACCGCCACTACCCAGCTTGACCCAATCGGCACCGCTCGCGGTGCCCTTCGCCATGTATAGCGCGCCGTTGTTCGTGTTCACGTAGTGAGCGCCGATGCTGGGGGGCGGATCGAGCGGCTCCCCGGCGCCGGACAGGACGTGCGTAACAGTTGCCATCAGTTGTTCTCCATGATCAGGTTGTTTCCGGCGCCATCGACGAGAGCCGAACCGCTCGCATCGACCAGGGCTCCTTCGGGAGTGCCGCCCTCAAGGGCCGCGATTCGCGCTTGCAGTGCCATGAGATCGCCGGCCGTGACGGCTGCATAGATCGCCGACCCCGCCGGCCAGTTGCCGGCGGCGGTGGCTTCCTGGGCGCGCTCGATCGTCACCATCCCACCGGCGCGGGCGGTTGCTTTCACGATCTCATGCTGAGCGCCGGCAGCATCCGCCAGCGTCAACAGCACCCAGTTACCGCCAGAGAGCGGCAGCAGCGCGGCGGCAGCATCCGGCACCGTCAGGCTCAATTCGCCAGGCGAAAGGCCGGCGCTCAGCGTCGTCTTCCAGTTGTTGATCCAGGCTCTCGCCATCGCTACATCTCCAGTAAGTCGTCAGGCACGGATACCCGGTAGGTGGCCGCAAGCTCCGGCGCATGCTCGTCCCGGTAGGTCTCCGGAATGTCTTTCGCGGTCAACGAGAAGCGCCGCGGGAACAGTTCGGCGCCGGGATCGCGATTGCTCCAGTTGCCTGAGAAACCATCCGCCTCATCGTCATACGCGGGACTGCCGTTGCGGCCTCCAAGCTGCGTCGAGAGCTGCCCCCCGCCCGACGGCGGGCTGACGGGATCTGACGAGCCAGCAGGAGGAACAAGGGGGTCTTCTGCGCCACCGCCGCCTCGCATCACAGCGATAGAGATCGTGGTCAGCGCGCTTCCGGATGCGAGGTCGAGCCGGTCGACAATGCGTCGACACTTGCCCACCGCACGCGCGCCCTGATCATCGAGGCGGAGCGTATGTACAAGATCGATCGGCAGGACCATGGACGTCGGCACATCCCAGGTCACGGTCGTGCCGCGATGCGCAGCAATGAGCGTCGTGGCGCCCTGGGCCAACAAGCAGTTCAGCGCGGACAAACGCCGGTTTCCATCCTTCTCGTCGTCGTGGCCGGTGCTGCCGCCGGTGATCGGGTCGCTTTCCCAGCGCTCGGCCTTGTCCGACTCGATCTCGAACGAGGCACGCTGCCGACCGACAATCGGACCGGTCGCCGCAACGCTCGGCTGAACTTCCATGACCAGCCGGTAGCGCTCTGTGACGGACTGCACCCAGCGCCGGCCAGCTATCCAATTTCCGCCGAGCAGCAGCTCGGTGAAGTCATTTCTCCATGCCGCCGGCGGATTGCAGTAGACGCCCGTGGGCGGAAGTGGATACCAGGTCGCATAGAACAACGTCTGGCCGCTGCTTTCGGTCGCTGAGGTGATCATCTCGACATCCGGTAGCTCGGTGTCGTCGCCGCGCCAATTACAGAACCCCGCCTCGCCAACAGCGTTACCCGTCCCGGGGTGCTGCCATCCATACGATGCGTTCAACTGCCAGAGCCGGCTGAATCGGTAGTCGCACTCGATCTCGATCCTGTTCGTCTGCGAACTCAGGTCGGCCAACTCGACCGCAAGCGACCCGTATACCGTAGAGCCTTGGCCGAACTCGAAGGCAGGAGCCACCGAAAGCCATGACGTGACGCGGAGAGCGCCGTATGGCGAACAGTCCAAGCTCCCGGTAACGCTGGTCAAACGCTCCTGGGCGTAGTCCCACCGCGAGCGTCCATCGACCGGCTCGAACACATCGGCGGACCAGGCGCCGCCGACCAAGGCGTCAACGGCCGCAATCTCCATGGCCTCTACACGCTGCTGCAACTGGTCAGTGCAACTGACGTCCAGGACGCGCCGAACAGGATTCCAGGCTGGCTGCGTAACCCTTCCCGTAAACCGCCGGCCCTGACTCAGCTCGCCGGCGGTCTCCGTTGCGTAGTCGATGGTTACGGTTCGACCAATCCAGTCCGTAGGGACAACAGGGCCGTCGCCGAGATAGATCGAAAAGGAAGCGACGCCAGCCGCCCCCTCTTCACGATCGACCTCGATCTCCCCGGTCAGGAGCGGTGTAACGTCGTCATCGCCAACACGCACGATTGCTCGCCAGGTGAAAGCGTAGCCTGGAATGATCGGCTCAGGACCAGGCACAACGGATTGAGCGGCCGAGTTCAGCGCAGCGCTATTGAGCGGTCCACCGTTGAGCATCAGATTTCCTCAGCGACAATTTGCCAGGTCCGGCTGTTGTTCGAAGAATCAAGCGCTTCAGGAGGGACCGACGCGAAGACGTGGAACAGCGGCCACCACTCGACGCGGTAGAGTTGCGCGCCTGGGATCTCCGACACGGTTACCACCTGGCCGGCGGACGACACGTCCGTTCTGACCCACTCACGGCCGACCAGCGCCAGCCCCCACGGACTGGCATCGGGGCGAACCTCTCCAGGGATTGTGAATACTCGGTCGGCGGCAGTACGGCCGGAAATGCCAAGCGACGCATTGCATCGCAGCTCCAACGGGTTGTCGAAGTCGAGTCCAAGCATCCCCGTGCCGATCCATCCTGAACCGCTGATGGTGATTGCCGTCTTGCGCCAGTGCGTCATCTGTACTGCCGCACCTCCGCTGAGCCTCAATCGCTCGACGCCGCCATCTACAGCCTGGTACTGACACTGCGGGGCGCCGCCGTGTATCACGATCGGTACGCCCCCAAGCATCACGTTCGGAATGATCATTCCCAACTCCATAAAAAAGCCCGCGCGAGGCGGGCTTGGTCATTTTGGGCGCGTCCGCCCGAACTTCGAGGCGGCCTTGCGTATGTCTCGGAGCGTGTCGTGTGTCCCGAAAACGGTGAAACCGGCATCGTCTCCACCCAGGTTGAGGGTCAGCGATCCCAGGTTTTGCATGGCTGCCGGCGGATTCGCCTGCTGAAGCGCCGCAGTCGGAATCTCGGGTATCTCGGGGAGAGTTCGTTGATACCTCTGCGACATCTGCAGCGACTGCACCGCGTTGAAGATGCGCTCTCCTCCGCGCATCATCATCAACTCCGGCCCACGCTCCCCAACCCACGCCATACCAGGGGGAGCGCTCTGCGTACCAGTGGCAAACCCGGGTATCTTGGGGGTGATGCTGGGCACGCCAGGCAAGCCCATCTCCGGAGGCGGAACCAGCGTGATAGGTATCACAAGCTGCTCAGCCAAACCGGCGGCGATGTCGGCGACCTGTTGCTTCAAGGTCTCCGCGCTTTCGAAGTCCATTCCGAACGACACCTCGACGTTTTGCACAGCCTTGATGCGCTCCTCGAGGTCGGCCAGGTTCAGGCGGTTGACGTCATCCGCAGCCTTGGCATTACCAGCCTCGACCTCTGCGGCCTTGTTGGCGATGCGCTCCACCTCCTTGGCCACGCCTTCGAAGCCGTAGCTGTTCGCGCCAGCGTCCTTCAGTTGCTGGAGGATCTGCAGCGCGCGGCGCGCCTCCTCGATCGCCTTTTGATTGTTGCCGGCGGTCAGCGCGTTGCGAGCCGAGGCCTGGGCCGCAGTGGCATCACCGAAGGTCTGCATTCCGGAGGTGGGCGTCGCCTGGATGCCCTTCACCAGGTCGGCAAACTCCTTACGGACATCTGCCTGGCGCGAAAGCGCGTCGTTGAGGTTCTTGGTGGACTGTTCAAGGAGGGCCTTGGTCCGAACAACCTCAGACTGGAGATCGGCGACGTTCTGATCCCGAGCCCGCTTCAGGGCATCGTTCTGGCGCTTCACGATCTGCTCTTGACGCGCCTTCTCGGCGGCGAGGGTGGCAGTGAGGCTGCCCTCGCCCTTTTTCACCAGCGTAGTCGCCGTGTTGATCGACTTGGCAACATCGTTCAACTGGTTCGCAACCCAATCGACGATGCCTGTATTCTTCGCTCTGCGCCCCCAATATTTCTGGGTTTCGGAAAAGATCCGGTTCAGCCCCGCGCCGATCTCCGGCGCAAACGAAGCCATCTCCTCGCGGAGCTTCGGAAGTTCCTTCCGCAGCGCGATAACGATCTGCTCCGACGTCAGCTCACCGGCGGCAGCCATCTCACGAAGCCGGCCAACAGTCACCCCGAAGGAGTCCGCCAGGGCGCCAGCAATGCGATCCGAGGACTCCAGAACGGTATTGAACTCTTCGCCCCGCAGGACGCCACTGGCGATGGCCTGGGAGAACTGGGTAATGACCGACGCCGACTCCTCGGCAGAGGCTCCACCGATTTTCAGGCCAAGGGATACCGCCTCTACGGTTTCGAGGGCGGCTCGCTGATCCATTCCCACATCCCGAAGCGGGCGCTGCAACCGCGAATAAAGGCCGACGAGGTCGCCGACATCGCCCTGAACATCATCCGCGATACGGTCGAGTTCGACTTGCGCAGTGTTGAATTCTTCCTGCGAGCGGGTCGCCAGGCGAAGCCGGGAATCGAGCCGGCCAACAGTGTCAGCCCCGTTCGCTAGCTTCGCCGTTGCAGCGCCTACTGCGGCGGCGAGACCCGCAACCGCCAGCGCTGGACCGCTCCCGCGGAGAGAGCCGATGCTCGACAGCCGCGAGCCGGCGCCAAGCGAGTTGAGTTCGCTCTTGGTCTCCGCGATCTGCTTTTTGAGCGCCCGCTGCGCAACGGCAAGTTCCCTTGTGGACAGCGTTCCGCTCGATCGAAGCAAGCGATATTGCTGGTTTAACTGCCCGATAGCAGCCTGTAGTTCGCGCACCCTGGCGACTCCCAGGGTGCTACGCGCTTGCTCCAAGTTGAAGCGGCGCTGCTCTATCGCGCTCTGCTTGATCGCTGCGGCCTGTTGCCGGAGGCTGGTGGTGGCCGCATCATTCCGGCCCGCCTGGAGGTTTCGATCCAGCTCCCGCTGGAGCCGCTGCCGTTCGGATGTCAGGCTCCTCGTATCCAGCCCGGCCTGCTTCAACTCCCGGCGCATCGCTCCGAGCTTGGCTACCTGGACGGTCTCTGCCCGCTCCAGGCTTCGCAGGTCCGAAATGGAGTCCCGGTAAGCCTGCTGCAATTCGCGACTTGGCCTGATCGTCGATGCCAGCTCGTTGCCGAGCGTACGGATCTGCTCGCGCGCCGAACGCGCCTGGCGTTGCGTGTCCTCGAGGGTGCTTTCGAGAGCAGTGAAATCGTTTAAACGCTTGAGAGGTTGCGCGACCTGCCTGACCAGTTCGGCATATTCCTTGCGGAAGCCTGACACCTCGCGCAGCGCATCATCGAGGTCAGCGGTCAGCCGGATCTTTACGTCAGCCATTTCATTCAGCCTTCAGCGCGGTCAAGAACAGTGACCAGGGATATTCAAGGACGTGGTGATGGCCAAGCCTCACCAGAACGCAAATGGCGCGCTCCAAACTCCTTATGGCTTGTCGTGGAGTTTCGAGAGACGGCCCAGCATTCCGAAAAAATGCGGGTTCACCTCTTTACATGCATCCCGCAACTTGGCGAGTTGGCTAGGCCGGAGATCGTTAATTTGGCTCTTCGTAACCGACGTCATCAGGCACAGATCGGAAAGCCTGATATCTTCGAAGAGGACATTGTTAACGAGGTCTTGATCGCTGACCTCTTGCATTAGCTTTCGAACATCCGCAACGCTAAGTTCCCGCACGGTCAACTCAACGCCATCAATATCTACAACTCTACTTGCAGTAAAGCTGGACATTTCAACCCTCCAGAAAGCACAAACCCCGCCGAATGGCGGGGCTGTTTAAAAAGCGTTATATCGGCTAGTTCTTGTGGCCCGATTGGTATGAACCCTGGACGCATCCGTTACGATCAAACGAAACGGTCGTCTGGTCAACATACTTGTCATTCCAGTAGGTGACAGCACCCGCGCCGGCGGTACTGCCGTTGCGGTTCACCTTCCCGTAGATGCTTTCCACGTCCTCCCTGGACATTCCAGGAACGACCTTGCCCTGGACCTTGGCCTTGCGAAGGTCACGCTCAGAGAGTCCTGTGGAACACGTAGGGCTTGGCGACGAACCACCGACGACGATCACTCCGCTGCCAACCTGGTGACTACCTCTATAGGTACGACCTGATGGCTGCTTGGGCTTGGCCATGACAGCCGAGGCACCTGACCCGCTTGGGCGCTGGTTGGTGGCAGAAACCACATCGTTCAGCGATTGGTTGTCAGGGCAATTCTGCTGGGTAAAAGTGACTTTTCCGTCAGGGCCGACGCACTTAAAGACCGTCGCCCCACTGGCAGAACTGACCGCAAGAATCAAGGCGAGAACGGGAAAAATCCGTGTCATAAGCGACTCTCCATTGGAACCGCTTCACACTTTAGCATCAACAGGCCATTACCAAGAACACAAGCCGGCGATCAGGTTGGTTTCTTGGCGCACTTAGGGTCTTTAGGATCTTTCTCAGTGCAGTTCCAGCCAGACGGCTTGAACGTCACCCGCCAAGCAGCCTTGTCCAGCTCTTCACCACCGAAGAAACCAGAGTCGTAATACTCCCCCGCCGGGGCAGGCACCGCGGGTGCGCTCCCATTGGATACGAATCGCACACACCCAGACTCCATAGAGCCTTTCCACGCTCCAACTGGATGGATGTTTTTATACTTATTTTCCTTAAGCAAAACAGTCTTACCAGAATCAGTGCGGACGATATATCCGTCAGTCCACCCTCCACTTTCTGCACAGACTTCGACAGTTGTCTTTTTTGACAGCGCATAGGACCTGGCAAATTCCAGGTGCTGGAGAAAAACTTCTTTGCCGGCTAGATGGTTGTTCCCCTCCTGCATAGCCTTAAAGCTCGGAACGGCCATGAATGCCAAAACGGCCAAGAGTACGACCACAACCATCAACTCGATAAGGGAAAATCCGCGCGACCTAGAGTACATTTCAACCCCTCCCTAAATGCCGCCACTGTAGCACCACGCGGGCGAGCCCACATCCGGCGTCCCTGCCGGGCATGAACGGCGTCACACCGTCGCCAGTTCCTTCTTGATGTTGAAGTACTTCGACTTTCCAGCACCGACCTTGGTTGGGTCCATCAGCACCTTGGCAGTGGCCTCGGCGGCCAGGAAGTCTTCGGTGTTGATCCAATCCTGCTGGCTCGACGGGTTTAAGCGGCAGAGGAAGTAGCGCGCCTGGATGCGCCGCTGGGTACCAGCGGCGTTCTCGCCCTCGAAGAGGAACTCGAACGTCTTGCCGCTGTTGGTCAGCGCCTCGATCACATCGACGGTGGCGGACTTGTAGGTCACCTTGATCGGTGTGGCCGCAGAGATCGCACCCCCTTCAACGATTTCGAGGCCAGCTCCGGTCATGTTCCAGTCGTCGAACTCTTCGTAGGTAGTGGTGCCGTCATCGCTCTTCACGCTGGTGATCTCCAGCGGCATGAAGTCGAGCGCGATCGTGCCTCCCGGAACGGCGGTGTGCGCTTCGTCGGTGTGGGTGGCAGAGGGAACGTTGGTGGCGTCGCCCCACATCAGGGCCGCCAGCATCGAGGTATGCAGTTCGCGGAAGTTGATCCCCAGGCCGACCGAGGAGATGCGCGATACCGAGTCGTACTCGCCGCCCTGCGGAGTGGTGGTGTCGGGTAGCGTGATCTCACTGCTCTCGATGGTCTGCTGAATGGTGGATACCAGACCTACCTTCTTGAAAGGCCCTGTAGTCCCTGCCTCGCGTGCCTTAAGCCAGCCGCCGATCACGTACGTCTCTTTCTCGATAGCCATATCAGGCCTCCTTCTTGATCACGCCTTCGCGGCGCAGGAATTCAACCTGGTCAGGGCTGACGTTGATCTTTTCGCCGGCCGCCTTCTCCTCGCCCTGGTGCCAATGCACCGTGGCCAGGGTGACCTCGACGGCTTTGTTCAGTGCAGCCGGAGGCGCGGCGTCGACCGTGGCCGGCACCTGGGGATCGCTCTTCATGGGTTACCCCTCGATGATGGTTTTCAGATAGACAGGGATTCGAATCACGGCAGCGGCCACTCCATCACCCGGCGGGTACGGCTCAGGCGCCCCCAACGTCAGCCCGGTAATGCCGCGCTCTCGGGGCAGCCAGCGCAGGAAATGCCCCTTGGGGGCAGGCATCAGGCACGCCAAAAGGTCTAGCTGTAGGTCCTCCAGAGCCTCCTCATAGTGGTCATACCCACCTTGCACCGCGCCTACCACGTCGAAGCCGCGATGGAAGCGAACGGCGGCATCAAGATGCTCCGGCGGCTGCTCCTTGCCGGGCTGGACGACAATCAGCGGAAAGCCCTCGTGCCGTTCCTTGACCAGTTCGTTAAACCACCCGGAGAGCACACGAGTGCCAGCGTCTGTCCGGTATCCCTGGTTTGGCGTGATGGTTTGCAGGCGCGCCAGCAAGGCCAAGCGGCCGATCGTGAGCACGTTCGGCTTCATGCTTCCTCCTCGATCGTTGCTGCCGTCAGCAACCAACCGTCGTTCGCAATGAGCTTTTCCACGAGATAGCGCGACGACCCGATGACGAAGAGGTCGCCACGCGATGCCGTGGGAACGTCCTTCGCCAGCCAACTGATCCCAACCTTGTCCGTGATGAAAACCCCATCAGGTCCCTCGTAGGTGAGGTTTCGGTCGACCTGCAGCGGTATCCCCCTGATCGGGGGACGACCGATGCCGCGGAACTCGCCCACGGCATCAGATAACCGCTGTTGCCCACGTTCGTGGAGCCGTTGGATCAGCCGGCCAAAACGGCCCGGCGCGCTCATTGCTGGATCAGCATCGCCGACGCGAAGCCGTCAACGGTGGGCTCGGTGATCTTGCCGAACGCCACCGAGTCGGCAGTGGCAGCAGCTACCAGTTCCCCATCGAGCACGCTGCACTTGGCACCCTGGGTCAGGCCAGCGGCAGCAGGCAGGCTCCAGACGCCGCCAGTTTTTCCGGCGAACGGCTCGCCCGCGGCGGCATCTACCAGCGGCACCACCACCAGGTCTCCGATCACCGCCGGCACGCCAGATTGAACGCCGCCAGCAGGCGCGATGAGAGTCAGGACGTTGCCGTCCTCCACATAGTTCTTCGCCATGGTTGATTCTCCTAATGGCAGAAACAGAAAGCCCCGCTAGATGCGGGGCTCGGGAGTTGGCACCGATCAGGCGCCGTTGGATTTCTGCAGGCCACGGAAGTCCAGCGGCGCCACGCCGGCGTCGATGCGGACCTTGCTGGCCACGCCGTCGACAGTGAAGCCTTCCTGTTGCTCCAGGTACGGAGTATCGACGCCGTCCAGGTAGGCCACCTCGATGGTGTCAGAGCCTTTCTTGGCAGCCATGTACCAGGCGGTCGCCGAGGAATCGTCCAGGCGCGGCTCGCCGATCACCTGCGCGAATGCGCGAATCGGGTTGACGATGCCGCTATTGACGTCGGCGCCCGGCACGGACTCGGAGTTGATGATCTGGTTGGCCTTGTCCTCGAGTGCCACCGGAGTCAGAACGAAGCCCGGACGGATGTTCAGGGTGCGCCCCTTGCCCTTCTCTACCTGGGCTTTCTGGGTGGCCATCTGGGTCTTGGCCTTGCTCAGGCTGTCGATGGAAAGCGCCGAAGCCGCGCCAGTGAGCAGGTTGCTGTGGTCGGCATGGAACAGAGCCTTGCCATCGCTCATCGCCGGGTTACCGGTCAGAACCGCATAGACCAGGTCGCCGATGGTGGCCTTGGCAGCCTGGCCCAGCTTGAACGGGATATCCGAGAGCATCTGCAGGTCGTCGTTGATGATCGCCTGACGAGTGATGCTGAACAGCTCTCCGTAGGTGGCCAGGATGATCTGCTCGCCGCGCTCGCCGAGGGTGACGTACTTGTACTCGGCGCCCTCACGCACCTGACGCAGCGAGGAAAACTCGCCCAGCCCGACGCGGCGCGCCGGCTTGAAGTCAGTGAGAATGCCGGACTTGGTCCACAGCGGGAAGGTTTCTTCGGCCTCTTCCCAGCCAGCCAGCACCGACTTGTTGGCGACATCCAGAAGGATCAGGCCGAAGTCGCTGGAAGTGTGGGTGAAAGCCAAGCCGACCATTTGCGGCGCGTTGAGCGAGGCCACACCGATCCCACGATCGACCAGCGAGGCGCGGGCCAGTTCGCGGAGCGTCATGCCGTTGTACGCGTTGTCAGCCTGGCGCTCGCCTCGACCGATGCGGGCCAGCACGCTCGCGCGCACCGAGTCACCCACCAGGTTGCCGTTGCCGGCATGGATGTGGGCCCCGCCACTCAGGGCGGCAGCCGGCTGGGTGTCGGCGCCAATGGCAGCCAGCAGCTTCTCGCGCGCCTGGTCGACGGTGATGTTCATGTCGTTCAGGCAGGTGGCGAGCAGTTCGGCGTGCCCGGTGGAAAACGCGCCGAAGGCAGCAGTGATTGCGCTGCGGCGACCAGATTCCTCGGCGAGGATGCGGGCGCGAATATCTGCCTCGGTTGGGGCAGCGGCCGCGGGAGCCGCCGGCGCGGCCGGTGCCGGAGTCGGCGCGGGAGTGTTGGTCGGCGCGGCGGGGGTCTGGGCGCGCGGGGCCAGTAGAGTTTTCAGAGCTTCGGGCATGTGGGCGAACTCCTGCATGCGTTTGGAGGAAAGGTGAGCGGCCGCTTGCAGCGGCTCAGTGAGCTGGTCGGCGAAACCGGCAGCGACGGCCTCTCGGCCATTCATCCAGGTCTCCTCCTTGAGGAGCGCCTTGATGTCGTCGGCGGACTTCCCGGTCTTGTTGGCGTAGGCCATGACCAGGGTGTCCTCGACCTTGTCGAGCAGTTCGGCATAGCGGCGCATGTCGTCCGCATCGCCGCCCTGGATGCCCCAGGGCTTATGCACCATCATCATGGCGTTCTCGGGCATGTAGATGGTGTCGCCGGCCATGGCGATGACCGAGGCCATCGAGGCCGCCAAGCCATCGATGTACACGTCGACGCTGGCCGGGTGGTTGCGCAGCAGGTTATAGATCGCCGTCCCCTCGAAGACGTCGCCGCCCGGGGAGTGGATGTGCAGGTTGATCTTGGTCAGGTCGCCCATTGCCTTGAGGTCTCGAGCGAACTGCAGCGCGGTGATGCCCCAGACGCCGATCTCGTCGTACAACAGCACCTCGGCGACGCCGCGACCGGCAGCCTTAATGCTGTACCAGGACTCATGCGGGGCGTTGGCCTCAGTCAACGCCGCCGCCATCGGCAGCATCAGGATTTTATGGATCAGGGTTTGATGGCTGCCCATCGGCGCCTCCATTGTTGCTCTCGTTGGGGAAATCCGGCCCAGGCACGGGTAGGCCGGCACCGTATCTGTTGACGAGCTCGCGAGCCTCGTCGGCGGTAAGCATCTTCCCGACGCCCAGGTACACCTTCTGCACCGCCTCAACCGGGTCCATCCCGGACTTGACCAGTTGGTGGTAGGCATCCGAACTGAAGACCAGGCCGGCTGCCCGGTTCGCCTTGATCTCCGTCTCACGCGACTTCTTCAGCTCGCGCGGATCTCGACCACGAGCGCGGGCAACTTCCGCCTCATCGGCGAAGCCGGCCTTGACCAGCAACTCCCATGCGTTGGCCTCATGCATCGGGTTAATCCATGGCATGACCGGCCCCTGGTAGACCGCCGCGTAGAGAGTGCGGTGATCAACGTCGGCGGGCAGGCGCTCCTTCCGAGCCAACAGGTACATCTGCAGCCAGGACCGGTAGACAGGCCGGCACCAGTAGTCGATGAACTCGTGCTGCAACAGGTCGTAGCCCAGCCAGCCCTCGACCAGTTCCTGGCGCTGTGCCGAGTAGGTGCCGTCGTAGGCCCTGGACACCGAGGAGTAGGTGCTGCGAGTGCCAGCGCCGATCATCCGCAGTTGGCCGTTGCGGAAACCTTCAAGGAAGGGGTTCGGCCGGTTGCTCTCGATCATCCCGACGTCTTCACCTGGCTCGAGGTCGTCGAAGACCATGCCGGGGGCGATGGGGATCGTTCGGTTCTTCCGGTCCTTCCCGGGCTCCACCGTGTAGCTGTCGGGGTTGCCCTTCTTGATATACATCGCCAGGGCAGCACTGATGCGCGCCGCCACCCGCTCGCTCTCCTCGTAGTCCTTCAAGTCGGCAAGGCGGATCAGCACTGCGTGCAACATCGGCACGCCTCGGTTCTGGCCGATCCGCTTGCGGTAGGCGATGTGGATGATCCGTTCCGCTTCGACGCGCTTCACCGCCAGGCTGCCGCCCAGCGTCTGCAGGTTGCCGGGGTGATCCTTGAGCAGGTGATAGGCCCTTTTCCGGCGCCAGGTGTCACGCTCGATACCCTGGACAATGCCTTTCGACAGGTTGTTGTAGCTGAAGGGCAAGTAGTCGGGCTCCAGCAGCTCCAGGGCAAAAGGCACCGACGTGGCAAACGTGTAGTTCGGGACTCGTCCCATCAACTTCTGCGCCAAGCCCTCGCCATCGCGCAACCAAGTGCGGCACATCAGCCGCTCTACCTGGGGCCGCGTCAGCTCACCAGAGGTCTCCGGCGAGAGTGACCACTCGGCCCACGCACTGCGGATTTCCATGGCCAACTCGGCATGCACCGAGCCATCCAGGCGCAGCGGCAGCGGTTCCACGCCGATGCCACTACCGCCCACCACCCTCTCCTCGAGGCGATCGAGCAAGCCGGTAACCAGATCGTGATCTTCGTCCAGTTTCCGGCACTGCTCTCGCATGGAGACCGCAGACTTCTGTAGCGAGGTGTCGGCGCCCAGCGGTTGACGCTTGGCCTTGTGGGTTCGCCCTGGCCTGGCAGCCTCATACGCCTGGATTGCCTCGCGGGCGGCCAGGCGCCGAGCCACCAGGTCGGGGGCCCAGGGTTTCAGTAGACGATCGATCAGGTTCATCAGCAGAACTCCGCCAGCGCCGGGCCTGGTCGGCGACCGGCGGCGCGGTCCCGATCTGCCGCCGCGCGGCGCTCCCACTCCCGGCGTCCGGCGCGGATCTTCTCAATATCCTCCATGGTGTGGGTGCGTCCGTTGAAGATCACCGTCCGCCCTTCGAGCACGGCGGCCTCGGCCTCCAGGTATTTGTCGAGCATCTGCTGCGCTGTCAGAGCCATGGTCCGCTTCCAGTGTTGAGCCAGCCCCGAGAGGTGCTGGCATGGTTTTCGTTCGAGGGTTGCTGTTGGGCGACCTGCTCCGGCACGGGATCAACGCGCGCGCGCTCAAGTTGGTCGAGGTCGAGGCCGAAGCGCTGCTGGCTGATGCGCAGCGCGGCAAGGGCGTACACGAAGCAATCCAGCGCCTCATTGCGGCGCCCGCCGGAGTCCCATCGCAGGACGCGAACACCCTTCGCCATCACCGGCTTCTTCTTCTCGGCGGTGATCTGCTTCACTTCGTCCTCGTCGCAGATGTCGCTGTCGATCGGGAAGTGCACACAGCCGGGCGTCGGTTGCCACGGGATGGGAACATCAATGCGCAGGCGGCTGTAGATCAGTTCCTTCGCATTGTCGGTACCCAGTTCGGTCTTGTAGACCTTGCGCTTGCGCCGCTTCGGGAAGTTGGCGATTGGCTTGCCGTATGTGCTCGCCCCGAAAGTCGGAACCACCCAGTGCACGCCATGCTTGACGCTCTCGGCCTCTACCTCATCGGCATAGTGGCCGCCGGCATCCCAGCACCAACGCTCGACACGCATTGGAACGCCGTCAGCCCGAGTGAACTGCCGGTGAATTTCCAAGCCGACCTTACGCCGCAACTCCTCACTGGCCGGATCGCCGGTCAGAATGAAACGGTGAACAAGCCATGCCTCCTCGCCAAGACCGAAAGCCCAAACGCGGCCCTCGTAGCGGTCGTCCTGGGTGTCGATTCCACCCATCAGGACAAGCGCTTGCGGCGGCACCTTCGGGTAGTTCTCGCGGCGGGCATAGAGCGTCTGCCACTCCACGCGGTCGCCCTGCTCCTCTTCCCACACCTCGCCGCGCGTGGTGTTGATGAAGGTAATCAGCTTCTCGCGGTCGCCCTTGACCTTGAGCCACTCGTCAACCAACGACACCCAGGTCGTCCAGGTGCTGTAGATCGCCCAGCAGTAGAAGCTGACCGAGCGCGGCGTGCGGATCGGCTCGTTGTCTGGGCCGAACCAGTCGATGCTGTCGCGCGTCCAGATGCCGGTCTCGTCGCAGATCCAGCGGCCTTTAGCCTGGGCCACCACCATGTCGCGGTGTTCAAAACAGGCTGCACAGTGCTCGCAGACGTACCAGGCGCGCTCGGCCTCACCCAGCTCGTTCTTTTCCCACTTCAGGCCGAACTCACAATCCTTTCCGCCAAACTTCAGGTGCTGTTCCCGCTGACAGTGAGGGCAAGCAATATGCAGGCGCAGCCGGTGCGGAGACTCTTCCGCCGCCTTAGTAATCTGGCAACTGCCAGCGACCCCAGGCGTAGCCCCCCGGATAGACTTCGGGTAGACCGCACCGTCCAGGCGCTTGTCACCTAGGAATGTCGGCGAGCCTTCGCCCTCGACGTCGGCGTCGAACTTCGACAGTTCGTCGTAGATCACCTCGTCGGGCGACTTCTCCCGGTAGTTCCGGGAGGCCTTGCCACCGCGGATCCAGAGGTTGCGGCGGTTCGCGAACACCTTGTTGTCCAAGGTGTTGTCGCTGTGCTTCCGACCGAACCAGGGCGCCAGTTCCAGCATGACCGGCACGTCGCGGATCAGGCCATTGACGTGGCTCTTGCTGATGTCCTCGGCGTCCGGGTCGGTCGGACTCCACATCATCACGTTGCGGCGCTTGTGCTGGATCTTGTAGCCGATGTTGGCCAGCAACAGCTTCGTGTAACCGATCCGAGCCGACTTCACGAAGTTGACCACTCGAATCAGGTCGTTGCCCATCGCGTTCAGGATCGCGATCTGGAAGGGTGCGGTCTTCCAGCGGCCCTCGTTGTAAGAGGACTCGGCCGACATGTAGAAATGCTTGTCGGCCCACTCCACCGCCGTCATCGGCGGCTCTTTGAACATTCCCTGCAAACCCAGCTTGACCGCAGTGCGCAGATCACTGATCCAGGGTTGCAAGGTACTCATCAAGGATTCCCGGGATGTCGTCGCTGAACTCAGCGGAAAGGTTTCGCGCCAAGGCGATCTCCCGCTCGAAGGACTCCATCACCAAGGGATCAGCATCCGGGTGGCGGCGACTGACCGTTTTGCAGACGGTCTCCAGCGCCGAGCCAATCTTGGCGGCGATCTTCGCCAAGGCGAAAGTGGCGAACGGGACCGGGACCAGGAGCTTGTCCTGGATCTGGTTCTTCTGCTCTTGGGCGTAGGCCTGGGCCTTGGTGAGCCGGAGTCGCTCCTGTGTCAGCTTGGCTTCAGCGTAGGGATCGAGACCTTCCGGTAGCTCCCCCTCAGGTTGTTGTTTCCGAGCGGCGTGCTGGATGCGGTTTTCGACCACATCCGCCACCGTGTAGAAGGCCTCTCGACCTATTCGCTCGATTGGTTGAACGCCCCATTTATCAAAGGCTTGCGGAGAAATCCCGAGGCTCGCGGCCATCTCGGACTTGTTCAACCATCCGCGCTGTTTGGTTGTTTCGTTTTTGCTCATGACTAAACAACAACCAACCTCCGAAAAATGGTCATACATATTTGGCGCGCGGGGCTCGAATTACCCTCTGACGGGGGCACCCCCGGGAGGACCCGAAGAACTTTTAAACTTGTGCTGGACAATAAGAATTCGCACCACTTTGGTGCATCCATCAGCGCCTCGCAGCGAACCGAGCAGCAACGCCGCGCATCGCCACCTCGAACTCACGCGGCAGGTTCTCGTCGGCGTACTGCTGCGCGATCTCGAAGAAGCTCAGCTGGCGGCGATACGAAGGGCGAGACACAAAGGCCATGATGATCGAGACGGCATCCCGGCCTCGGCCTGTGCGCTCAGCAATGCCAATGGGCTGGCCCTTGCGGGTCATCACGAAGTAGCGGCGAGCATTACCCTTCGCCCTGCTCCGTCTGCTATCGGTCGCGTTCGCGTTGTACCCGGCCTGAGTGAAGCCCCGAATACCGCTCAGCGCTCTGGTCACTTGACCCCGCTTGATATTCCCGTAGCGATCAAGATCAGCACCGGCGCCGGGTAACACGTACTTACCTTCGGGCAGGATCCCCTTGGCCCTGAGCTGAAGCTCGGCCGGCTTGTTTCGACGCGGCCCACCGTAGACCTCGGGGGCAATCCACACCGATGCAGCCTGCGCACCGTCCGCCTCGTCCTTGAACCAAACCCGCGCTTCGAGCCGGTCTTTCCTGGCTGGCACCATGCGCAGGCTGTTCATGGTGTACGGGGTCGGGCGGTCGAACACGACACGCATCTCATCGCGCAATCGATCCATCAGGCCTTGCGCTGTCCGCGTAAGCGCAGTGGCTGTCGCGTACGGAATCTGCCGCTGCTCAAGCTCAGTCAGGTCGGCGAGCTGCTGCTGGAACCCTTCCGGCTTGATGCTGATCATCTTCTGCAATACCTCGGCAGGCCGGCGATATGCTTACGCAGCGCCTCAATCATCAGTTCGCGGCGCTCGACTCCGGCTCGGAGATCAGAAACAACTTGTCCATCAGCGGCAGCAAGGACGGCTCTTCCTGCATCAGCGCTGCCGGAGGCTCCGGGAGCCGGGTGCACTCCGTCTGCGGGACAGCGGGCTTTGACGTACACGACGCGAGCACCAGTGCCGATAGCATCGCGGCGCAATTGGTTTTCATCACGGGAGGCCTGTAGTGCTGCTTGGTAGGTTCGGGCCAGGGCATCGGTCTGGACCTGCGCCTGGATGTCGCGCTGGGCCTGCTGGGCCATGGCGGTGATCGTCTCGGCGGATTGCTTGACGGCGGCCTGCAGGTCATCACGCTGGGCGGTCACGTGATCGAGGCGCCAGAACACCAGAGCCGCCACCAACGCCACCACCAACCACGGAGACCACCTCATCACGCACCAGCCATGGCAGCGCGCGCCCAATCGAGGCGCGCCGCACGGTCGTCTGCGCCGTTGTAGTCGCCGTTGATCATCAGCGTGATCCGCTCGAATCGGCCTTGATCAGCCAGGTCGTTTAAACCCCGCGACTGCCAGAACCAACCCGCGGCAATTGCTGCCCAGGTCCGTTGCTCAAGCAACTCCGGTTGCGCCACTAGTGGCAGCGCCAGGGCGCGGGCGACTTCGGCGTAGTTGTCGTGGCCCGTAATCATGATCAGGCCGCGGCCCCGGTATCGATACCCATCGCCCGTATCCTGCGACCCATTGCCCATCCTGTTGGCATACACCCGGTTCGCGATGCGCTCTGGCTGGCGGGCGTACTGCTTCGCCTCGGCCGGCGTGAACCGCTTCGGCCACGTCTTGAGCAAGCCCTCGGTGGAGTAGTTCAGGTTCTCGACCAGGCGCTTGAGGCTCTGGCTTTCGTGCCCGACCTGAGCCAGGAACATCGCCACGCGCTCGGGCGTGTTGATCTCGAACCGAGCCATGGCACCGTTGAGGTGCTCCAGCCAGGTCGTTGCAGTAGCAGCACCACACCCGGTAGCGCGGTCAAGTTGATCGGCGGTGATCTTCATCAGCCCACCTTCCTTTCCGCCCAACGTGCGCCCAGCTTCTGCACAGTGCTTACCCCGAGGACACCAACGAAGCCGGCAGCAAAGAACTGCCACGCAGGGCTCCAGCCAAACTCCTTCGCGGTGAGACCGACAACCATGACCAACATCGCGCCAAGGGCGGCTTCGATCAGTTGCCGAACAATGCTCGGCTCCTTCCCCTCGTACTGGGTACGGAGCCAGGTAAGGATGAAGGCGAGCCCCATCGCCAGCCCTTGCTCTCGCAGCGCGAGCAGCACTGTGGCCCAGAATGACGGGTCCTTCTCTGGCATCTTCATAGTCTCGATATCCCCTCGGCGGGGCGGAAATGAAAAACCCCGCGTCGAGCGGGGCCTGTGAGTAGGTGCGGGCGCGGCTTTTCAAGGGTCCGCACTCCCCGTAGCGCTGAGCGCCGCCCGCAAAGAAAAATACTACATTTTTGTTGTATCACAACAAATTTGTTGTATAATGGACCCATCCAAACAACAGAGACGAGGTGATGAAGTTCAGCGAATTCAGACGATGGTTGAAGGCCCAAGGGGTGACCTTCGAAGCCGGCAAGGGAAGCCACTTCAAGATCACCGCCCCGAACGGCAAACAGACCACCTTCGCGGACCACGGAGCTAAGGAAATGCCAGAACCGACCCGCAAGGCGATCATCAAGCAACTGGGGCTCAAATGAGCCCCCTCGCCTGCAAGCGCTGAACGATCACCCCGGAGGAGTGACCATGTACGACTATGCAATCCGTTTCGAACAGGACGATAGCGCTCCTGGCGTCGCCGTTTTCTGCAGAGACCTGCCGGAACTGAACAGCTACGGCGACGATAAGGCCCATGCAATCAGCGAGGCGGTTGACGCCATCGAGTCAACCCTCTCGCTGTACGTTGATCAGCGCCGAGAAATCCCCGCAGCCAGCCAGGCACAACCAGGCGAGCGCGTTATCCATCTGCCGGCGGTTACCGTTGCGAAGGTCGCGCTCTGGAACGAAATGATCCGTCGAGATATGCGAAAAGCTGACCTCTGCCGGCTCCTCGGGATCGCGCAGATCCAGGGTGACAGGCTCGTCGACTTCCTCCACAACACCAAGATGGAAGCCATGGAGAACGCGCTATCCGCCCTCGGCCTCCGCCTATCAGTGAATATCGAGGCGGCATAGACGAAAAGCCCAGCACGAGGGCTGGGCTCTGAAATAGGTGCGGGTGGATAGGGGCCACTACCCCGTGCGCATCCTGCGCTCCACCTGCATTGATTGGTTATCGCAAAGGGTGAAGGCCTTGCGGGTCGGTAACCCGTCACTTTGCTTACAGCCCGATGTGGCAGGTGAGACTGCCGTCTACCGAGTTTCGACCCTCGAATGAAAAAACCCGGCGCGGAGGCCGGGTTTCGGTGTCGATCTGGCTTAGCGCGCACGGATCAACAGATGTGGTTACGTTACGCTCAGTCGATCACATTCGTCAAGCCGCATCGAGCAACTTCTCGCGGTCAAGGATCTCGGTTACATGCACCAACGCCTCTTCCTCGAAACGATCAAGCTGTTTCCGAATATCCCTGCGCCAGCGGTTTCGAGTTGAGTCCGGTCGCGCGTCCTCATCCCAGTTGTTCATGTCGTACCACTCCTTGGGGAGCATCAGGATAGCGGTTGATCGCTTTCCGTCCTTGCCCTTCATCATCGGGATAGCCCAGGTCGCTACAGCACGCTCCAGAAACCGAGAAGGCGCAGGCGAATGCACCCTGCTCGCCAGTCGCTCGATGGCCTGCCCACGCCGATCAAAGTGCGTCGAGTAGCGAGCGTGCAGCACGTCCCACTCGGCCGGCGAAAGCTCCCGGTGCAGTAGGGCGTGCAGGATGCAGTCGAACTCGAACTGGTCCTGAGCAGAAAGCAGTGCCCGAAAGCCGCCATCGACCTTTCGGTCGATAAGCCTCTGCCAGCTCTGCTTCGCCGTGTTGTCGATGGCATCGGCCGCCAGGACGCGAACGATCGCCGGCATCACGTCGCGGTAGACCCCAGTCATGCAGCCCCCTTCGGCGTGCCGTTCAGGCCAAACAGATCGCGCAGCAGCGTTTCCACCGCCGCGCCCTTCGCATTGCCGTCCAGCAACCAGAGCCGGCCATAGTCGTGAAAACCCAGAGTGCCGCGGTCACCGTGCCAGTTGGCGATCATGACCAACAGCGCAGCCAAGGCAGCAGCACCGCCCACCTTGACCTGCGCCAACTCCTGGCCGACCACCTTGAGAAACTCCCGCTCCAGCCTGGTCATGACCTTGCGGGGTGCCATCGGTTGTACGTTGCTCATGCGGCCTTCCCCTTTTTCTTGCCGTGCTTGTTGGCGAAGTAGCTACGCCCCATCTCGATCTCCTCTTGGCTCATCTCGCGTGAGCCGGCGAAGTTGACGAATCGTCCGTACATGCCCTGCTGCTGGAGCAGGCACATGCCCGGCGGCGCGTGTCGGCACTTGGTCATCAGGATCTCGGTGATGCCGTTCTGGCCGGCCTCGCTGTCCATGTCCCGGTGGACCATCAGGATGCAACTGGCGTCAGCCTCAATCTCCCCCGAATCGCGCAGGTCACTCGACTGCGGGCGCTTCCCGGGCCGCTTGGTCGAGTCGCGGTTGAGCTGCGCCAGTTCGATGACCGGCACGCCGAGCTCCTTGGCTAGCCGCAGCAGAGCCTTGTTGGTCCTGCCCACCTCCTCGCTGCGCGTGCGCCCCTTCGCCTCCGGCGGAATCAGGCCCAAGTAGTCGACGACGATGCCGGCCAGACCGTGCTCACGCTTGACACGCCGCGCGATGCTGCGGATCTGGCTGGCGGTCACGTTGGGATCGTCGCAGATGAACAGGGGCGCCCCCTTGGCCTTGGCCACCGCCGACGTGATGCGCGGCCAGTCGTCGTCACCCAACTGCTGCGGATCGTCCAGGCGCTTCAGGTCCACTCCGCCCAGCGAGGCGATGGAACGCACACCCAACTCCTCCTCAGGCATTTCCAGGGAGAACACCAGCCAGGGCTCCCCTGCCTCGCAGGCGTTGTACTGGGCGATCTGCAGGGCAAGTGTGGTCTTGCCACTGCCGGGAAGGCCGGCGATAACGGTGAGCTTCCGAGGGCGGATGCCGCGCACCAGTTTGTCGAGATCGGCCAGGCCAGTGCTAGGCCACTGAGGCGCGCGGCCGTTGAACTTGTCGTCGATAACGTCGACAGCCTTGAGCATCACCTCGTCGAGCCGCTTGTACTTCGGCGCCTCGTCATCGAGGTCGCGCAGGTCCGCCATCGCCTGCTGCGCTCTGGCGATGATCTCAGGCAACGGTCGGTCATCCGTGGCGGAGGCCTTCACCGACTCGGCCGTGTCGATCAAGCAACGCAGGATGGCCCGCTCCCGGACGTGCCGGACGTACGTCCTCCAGTTCGCCACCGAAGGCACATTGCGGGCAATGTTCCCGGCATAGGGAATGAGCTTCGCGCCGCTGGGCAGCACATCGCGGACCACTCCCACGGTCACCGGATCGACGGGAATCCCTTCCTCGTAGCAATCCTTGATCGCCTGGAACAGCGCGGCGTTATCCTCGAAGTAGAAATCGGCAGCGGTCACGCTGGACAAGGCCTCGTCAACCAGCGCCTGATTCTGCTGGAGCGCGGACTGCAAGATAGCGCCGAGCACGCCGAACTCAGCCTCTTCGCTGTACAGCTCCCGGCTCACTCCAGAACCTCCCGGCGAGCGGAGCCCCAGGTGAAACCAACAGCCTTGCCGCCGTTCTCGCGGAGACGATCCACCGCACGATCACCGATGTACTTGGCGACCTCCTGCGCGCTCATGTTCGAAACCACCACCGTAGGCCGCATCTCCCGATACCGGCGGTCAATCACCTCATGGAGCAGCCCCAATTCGTACTCGGTACCGCTCTGCGCGCCGAGCTCGTCGATCACCAACAGGTCGAAGCCCGCCAGTTCTTCGAGAGCGTCCCGTTCGGTGTACTTCGCCGCCCGATTCATCGCCCCCTTAGCCACACGGATTATTTCCGACGCCGAGGTGATCACTGCTTGGGCCTGAAGGTTCCGTACGACGTACTGGACGATTGAGCACGCGAGATGGGTCTTGCCCGTCCCAAGGTTGCCCAGGAGCAAGAGGCAGCGGCCGTCCTGGAAGTTCTCCACGAATCGCTCGGCATACTCCCGGCATGCTTCCAGCACCGCCGCCTTCTCCGCCTTGCCATCGGTGCGGTAAGTCTCGAAAGTGCTGACCCGGTAGCGAGCGGGGATGCCAGAGCCAACCAGCAACTCGTTGATCTTGCGTTGGGTTTTCTCAGCCAGGGCCACCGAAAACTCCTCGCTCCCCGGCCCGCGACTCACCCCATCCCAAACACACCGAGAGCAAGACCAGGTCAAGTAGCTGCCATCAAACTGCTCCACCTGGATCGCGTGGTAGTCACCGTGAACCGGGCAGCGAAGAGAAGGGCTTTCTTCGCTCTTGCGGTTGGGTTTACGCCAGAAGTTAAAAATTTGCTCTGCCATCGTCGCGGTCCTGATACATGTCGGGGGTGTGCTTGGGGAGGTTGGTGAAGTTCGATGCCGGGCCAGCATCAGGGGCTATCTCGTCTTCCCATCGTCGCCCGTTGAGCCAACTGGCCGGCAGCGGAACGAACTGGCCGTTGTCCTTCAGCCAATCACGTTGTCGGCAGTGCTTCGGAAGCGCCGCCATGATCACAGGGTGCAGAGCAGGGTCGATCTTCCGCCAAGCCTTCTCTGCCTTCGCTCGATCCTTGTGCTTTGGGTAGGCCTGGTAAAACTCCTCGAAACCATCCAGAGGATTGGGCTTGGTCGTCCGCTTCCCAGACTCGGGTTTTCCCTTCCGATCACCCACGTCGTCCGAACCGGTTTCGCCGGTTTGGACATGCTCTTTAGGTTCATTGGTGGTTCTTTGGTGGTTAAGTGACGGATCGGGTGCAACCGTTGCACCCCGTTGTGTCGTCAGTTGCACCCCGTTACGTCGTGGTTTGCACCCCGTTACGTCGTCATTTGCACCCGGTGCAACCGTTGCACCCCGTTCCATCGAGAGGTCGTACACCATCGGCAGGCGATCCCGGTGCGAGATGTAGGCGGCAGCGATTGCCTGGTTTCCACGGCGAATCACACCAGCCTCCTCGAGGGACCGGAGCTTGTACTGGACAGTCCGCTCGGATAGCCCTGTATCACTGCTCAGCGTGGCGATAGAAGGGAACGCCCCCTTTCCCGCCTCGTTGGCATAGTTCGCCAGGCACAACAGCACATGCCTCATGGCGGCATCGGTAACGACCTGCTGCTCCAGTGCCCAGGTCATGGCCTGAACGCTCATATGTCTAACTCCTCGGTGACGCGCTTCACGAAGTCGTGATATCCCTCGGCCATGAGGAAACCTTGATCTTCAAGCGCACCGCGGCATGCCTTGGCGTGGCCGTAGAGCACCCAGCGCTCACGCTCGGGCAGGTCGCGGAATTGACGGTAGGACGGCCAGGGCCCGGCGATCACCGGGCGGCCGTTGGGGCTGGTGGTGATCCGGCCCGGTTTCGGTTGTGTGGTCATTGGATGGTCTCCCCGGTGTACTTGGCCTGCGTGAACCGGCCGTCCCAGGTGGCTTTCATGACCAGCTTTTGCTGCATGTAGAGTTGGTGCAGGCGATGGGCGCCGGCCAGCAGCAACTGCAGGTCGTACTTGATGAAGGAGTCACCGCCCTCGGGGGCGATCTTGCGCGGGCGCTCGGTGAGGTACTTGTCGCGGACACGGCTGGCGACGCGATACCGCGGTGCGCCCTCCTCTTCGCGCTGCTCATTGAAGAGCCAGCCGAGTTGGCACAGGGTGCTGTTTACCTTGGCGCAGTTCACCCCGTTCAGGCGCTTGCAGAACTGAGTAGGCGTCTCGCCTACCATGAACAGCGATTCAAGGCTGGAGATGGTCTCGGCCTGGTGCTGATTCTCCAATTGCAGGACGGCGTTCTGTTCCTCCAGGTCAGCAGCCAGCCGCAGGGCCTCGGCTCGGGTACGCGGGATCTGGTAATCACGACCGGTACGCTCAGCCTCAAGCTGCTGCCAGCGGTCGATCACTCGGGCACGATGCTCATCGCTGTAACCAGCAACGACCAGGTGAGTATCCCTCTCGATCAGGTCATACACAGCGATCGGTCGGCCACCGGTGGACTCCCGGCGAGTTTTACGACTTGATCGTAAAAGCCCCTTGTCGAAGAGACGTTCGATGGTCGTGACAACGTCGTTGTGGCGAGCCTCGACAAGATCCGCGATCTCGCGGCTGGTCATGGTGGCGGACTGGCCGCCAATTGAGGTCAGGCCAGTCATGTCGAAGCCCTCGTAATAGCCGCATCTATTGCATCGGCTACGCCTGCATCCAGGTAGTGGTTCACCCGATCTACCAGGCCCTGGTCTTCCACTCGGTCTAGACTGCTTCCGGCAAACTGGGCGGACACCTTGAGCCAGTTGAATATCTCGCCCATGAACCCCGCGAACTGGCCGCGTTTGACAGTTTCCTCTTGCTCGTCCGAAGGGGCTTTGGTGATCAAATCGCGCACCATGCTCCTGAGCACCTCGCAAGCCATCCAGTCGTCCACATCCCGGACATACTTCAGATAGATGTGCGCGATACTCTTGCCGGCCTCGAGACCGGTGAGGTAGCTACCAGTCAAAGGAACATCCCACATTGAGTAGCGACCATGGTCCTTGCCTACGAAGGGCAAGCGCTGCCAAGTTTCCTTGGCGCGCGGGTGGAGAGATATCCCCTGTGGCTTCTTGCCTCGACGAGGGCGTTTTGCATCAGACACAGAGCTCATGCCGGCACCTCCATCTCGGTCAGCAGTTGGATCAAGTCTTCGCCAGCCAACCTGGCGATGGTGATAATCGACAGATGGATCGCATCCACCTGCTCGGCGGTCAGGCGCGGGCCCAGCTCGAAACCCTCGAAAGCCAAGTCTTCGCGAACTGCGGTAGCCAAGTCCTGGATGGCGCCGATGTAGCTGTAGAGCTGGTCACCGAGCGCTTTCGCTCCGATGCGGCTAGTCATTGGACACCTCCCCACCCTCCAGGGCCGCACGGACCAGGGCAGTGGCTGTCTCGGCCGCATGAAGAAGTAGGGCTACGCGACGACTAACACTCGGCTCGTCGAGGATGTCGAGGAGCCCGCCTTGAATCGCGTCGAGCAGGCCGACTGCGCTGTCCAGTGCGAGGTCGGCATCAATGTCATCCATCACGCACAGGACATTCGTTTTCTGATCTCCCGTCGAAAGATCGACCGGCGCAGTCGCCCGGAAGCTGATACCCATAGTGGCCCTCATTGCTGAGCCTCCTTCTGCCGGTTGATTCGCTCAGAACAGACCTGTTCGAACTCCGCCAACTGGAAGATGGCACCGCCAACCTCCTCCAAGAACCATCCGAGACGCTCGGCGGTTTCCTGACCGATCTCGCCTTCAGCACTGGTAAGCGCCAGCAGCTTCCCGACTGCGGCGACACCAAGCGCCATGTTCTGAGCCGCATGGCGAGCCGTACCACGATCCAACTTGATGGAGCGGATCTGCTTATCGGTCAGAACTTCATCGGGGACCGGGGAGCACTGATTGCTGAGCAGTGTCGCGAGGTTCATTGCTGGCCCTCCTCACGCAGGGAGTCGAGCGCGGCGTCAACCAAGTCGCCAGCCATCTCTGCAGCAATCTCCAGGGCATACAAGCACGCGTGCTCTTCATCGGAGGTGGTCAGTGCTCCGAGAATGCTAGAAACACTTAGCGTCAGCGCGATGGCCTCGCTCAACGCCTCTTCGACCGTCGTGGTCGGGTTAATCGCTGCGAATCTCCGCGGCGGAAGCTGAGATATCGGAGCCTTCAGTGCAGACGACTGGGGCTTGTTCCAGACCGCGCTCATGCTGCACCGCCTGCGTGTCGCGACACGCTTTCAGGATTTCCGGATTGGGTCGCGACACCGGCCCGGCAAGCTCTGAGCAACGCGCCAGACATGGCCCCCAGCAGGGCGAGAGTATTGAGTTCCTGAGAGAGCAGCGGCTCGCCGGCATCGTCCATCGCCCGGGTCATTCTCAATAGAATCAGGTGAACCGCCTCGCTGATGTCCTCGGCGGCGGCCAGAGCCGCGTCAACCGGCCGGTCGGCAACAATGGAGAACAAGAACTCATCCCCGTTGAGAGGATCGAAGCAAACCTGGTGGTCAGTGGTAACGGCGCAGGGGACTTGCGCGCTTTGAGTTTTCTGTTGCATAGTTAATTCGTCCTTCGAAAGACAAATTGATATCCAGGCAGTCGCTGCGAACGACTACCAACTGAACCCCACCCGACCAGGTGGGGTTTTTTGTGGCCCTGCGAAAAGTCAGCCGGGCCGCAAAGTGGCGCCAGGACACTCCGTGCTATCGTTTTGATTCCACACAGAACGGCCACGGAGGCCTGGCATGACTGATGCTGCTGAAGAAAGAATCCCGACCATCGATTTACAGTCCCTCCTAGACACGCTTAACGCGCTGCCCAAAGACACCCGCGTAGGCTTCAGCGGCCTGACCTTCTACCGCGTCAAGTGGCGAGGCCAGACGATGGTGAATATCGAGTTCAGCGAGCATGTTCATCGGAACTCGAAAGGTGAGGTTGTTGTTGAAGCTCCTGGGCCAGAGAACTGATCTCCCCAATCGCTTCATCAAGTGGCATCGGGCGGTAGGTCGAATCGTGCCTTCCGCCCATCCAGCCAGAAATGACGACGAGGCCATCCTCGCGAAGCTCAAGAACGATCGAAGGCCGGATGGCACGGCGGAGCTCGGTAGCCTGCTGCAACATGATCTGAGCATTCCGCTCCAGGTCATCCGCCAGCAGCAAATTCATTCCAAGGTCAACGCTCAGATCACGCTGAACATCCAGCCCGAGGAAGCGAGCCATCTTCGAAAGGAAAGTCACGGTGCCACCTCGGCACTGGATGCCTGCACAGCAGCATCAGCGCACTGCCCCAGGCGGGAGTCGGACGGCAGAATGGGCTCAAGGTCGGCGGAGCCTGCGGTCCAAGCTTCGCAGCACGAAGCGGGTAGCGAGATTCGACTGTTCGAGGGAACAGCCTTTATCTCGAAGGCTCCGACGACCTGACCGTCGATCACGCGCACGAAGACTCTTCGGCCAGATCTCGCCATTTGAGATACAGCGCTTTGGGTTATGCCAAGAGCTCTGGCCACTTCCTTCTGCTTGGCGCGAAAGGTTTTGGTGCCCAAGAACTCGCTCAACGGGACGTCTTTCATCTGGCTGGTCCATGAGGTGTTTCCCGGAGATATTAGCCCGGCTTGTTTTTTCCAGCAACAAATAAAAGCCTGGCTGTTTGAAACAATTAAGTAGAGCTAATACAGTTTTGGCATGAGCAGACAACGAAGACCCCTAGCCCCCCACGAAGCTCTTGAGTGCGCCCGACTCAAGGCGATTTACCTCAAGCGGAAGGCAGAAGCTTCGGCGCGAGGGCAAGCCATCACCCAGGAAAGCGTTGGGGAGGCTTGCGGGTGGGCATCCGCACAAAGCACCGTCAACCAGTACATGTCCGGCAAGCTGGCCTTGAATATCGATGCCTTGCTGAAGTTCTCGCAGGTGCTGAGCTTTTCTCCTGCGGAGGTCAGCCCTCGCCTTGCTGCAGAACTGGAAGAAATGACCAGGATTGCAAACGGATTGACCGACCAAGGCCCTGCAGCACTGAAAGCTGTCGAGCCCAATGCGGAATTGATCGGATGCATGTCCCCTTGGGATGACTCCACGCCGCTTGGTCCAGATGAGGTAGCCATTCCGCTGTACAAGGAGGTCGAGTTGGCTGGAGGAACCGGAGCTACGGAGGTCGTTGAGGTTCCCGGAAGGCTCTTACGCTTTGCTAGGTCAACGCTTCGCGAGGCAGGGGTTGACGAGAAGAACGCTGCGTGTGCGACCCTCCGAGGTAGGAGCATGGAGCGCTTGATCATGGACGGTGCCACTATCGGTATTGACCGGGGTGCTACGCATATCGAAGATGGTGAGATATATGCCTTTGACCACGACGGCATGCTTCGAGTGAAATTCCTCTATCGCCTTCCAGGCGGAGGGTTGCGAATCCGTAGCGAGAATGATGAGGAGTACCCAGACGAGTTCCTAACACCGGAGCAGGCACAGCAAATCAGGGTCCTCGGCTGGGTGTTTTGGTGGTCAACCGTTAGAAGAAAGCGAGGGCTTCGCTTAGCAAAATGAGCCCACCAAGCCCGGCAGAAGCCGGGTTTTTTTCTCGTCAAACACAAAATATTAGCCAGGCTGTTTACATAAAAATAAAGCAATGCTAATTTTCCCTCATCGTAGTCGAGGGAATTCATTATGGATTGCGCCACCACCATCAGCACTGATACCTGGCAAGGCCGTCTCGGCATGGGTCTCGCTCCGCGCGAACTGGAGGCCACCCTGCATGCGGCGAGCGACCTGACCGCAAAGGAGATCGCGAAGCTGATGGGCATCGCGCCTGGAACCGTATCCAAGCGGTTGGATGATGCGCGGTTCAAGCTCGGCGCCAAGACTATCCGCGGCCTGGTGCTGGAGGCGTACAAGCGCCAGATTATCAGCCCCCTGTGCGTTGGCATCCTCGCCCTCCTGGCGGCAGCACAACCCCTCCTCGATGAAGACCCGGCCATGCGGGCGCGCCGTGGCGGCGAAAGGAAGATCGAAACTCGCCTGACTGCTCGCCGCGATGGCGTGGCCAGGGTGGCGTGATCATGGCCTGGGACAGAAACGATCCTCTCAACATCCTGGCGCTACAGCTCGACGGTGAACTGCGCGCCGCAGCCGACTTCTGCCATGGCTACAACGGGCCGGCACAGCGCGCTTTCGCCCGGCACATCCAGGGCCTGGGCAAGACGCTCGACGAGCTTACCGTGGCAGACCTGAAGGCAGCGGCCGCATCTGCGGACGCAGAACTGAACGACCTGCAACAGAGAGGGCTGATCTGACGCGGCAGACCGAACGCGCCGAAGCAGCCCCGCAGTAATCAACCGATTTTCGCGAAAGCCAACAACCGCGGCAGGCCATCGGCTTGCCTGGAGGAAAGCATGGACAAGAAACCTCTCATCAAGCCCGGGAAGCTCTTCCTGATCTGTATCGCGCTGCTGGCCTATGCCGGACTGTCAGTCGCCCTTCTGGGCGGCATTGGGCCGGCCCTGGTCAGTAGCCGCGACGACGTTCTGGTTTTCGCGGGATTCGCCATCCCCGGCGTCTGGTTGATCGCCTCGGTCTGCCTCGGCATCCACCTCGCCAACACCCGCCGCGAACAAGCGGCCACCACCAGCAAGGAGAAAGACCAATGAAGCGGATTCCCGCTGCTGCAATGCTGTGCCTGCTCGCCGTCCTGGCGGGCTGTTCGAAGGTGCCTGCCGGCAACGTCGGCGTGATCGTCAATCTCTACGGCTCCGAGAAGGGTGTGGAGACGCGTGAGGTCGGAACTGGGCGCTACTGGGTAGGCGTGAACGAGGAGCTCTACCTGTTCCCCACCTTCACGCAGACCGAGACCTGGGGCGGCGAGGAAGCGATCAGCTTCCAGACCGTTGAGGGCATGAAGGTCGGCGGCGCCGTCGGCATCACCTACTCGGTATCTCCCGATAAGGTGACGACGCTGTTCCAGAAGTACCGGGCGGGTATCGAGGAAATCACGAACAAGTTCCTGCGGAACATGGTGCGCGATGCCTTCAACGATGTTGCCTCGAAGCTTCCAGTCGAGAGCGTCTATGGCGCCGGCAAGGCGGACCTGCTGCTGGCCGTTGAGAAGCGCGTGCGCGACCAGGTGGCGCCCATCGGCATCAACATCGAGCGCATCTACTACGCATCCGACCTGGTCCTCCCGCCGCAGGTCACGCAGAGCCTCAACGCGAAGATCCAGGCCACTCAGATGGCCGAGCAGCGCCGTAACGAGGTCGCCCAAGCCAAGGCCGAAGCCGACAAGGAACGCGCTCGGGCCCAGGGGGAGGCGGACGCGAAGCTGACCCTGGCCACCGCCGATGCGAAGGCGATCGAGATCCGCGCCCAGGCGCTGCGCTCGAACCCCGACGTCGTGACCCTCAACGCCGTCGAGAAGTGGGACGGCAAGCTGCCCGCCTACATGGCCAGCGGCTCCCCGCTTCCTTTCATCGGCATCAGCAAATAGCGACCATCGATCCGGCGCCAGCGATGGCGCCCTTGGAGCACGCAATGCGCAAGCCTACCTACACGCTCTCAAGCGAAGGCGCCACCCGCCTGATCTATCGAAACGGGAGCTTCATGACCACCCAGCAGACGGTCGACGAGCTCAACAAGCTCGATCGACTGCTGCAGGTGTTCGTCCCGCCCGTCGCGCTCCGGGATGCGACAGCGGCCTACCTCAAGCACATCGAGGCAGAAGACTTCAACCAGAGGAATGACGACGAGCATCGCCGAGGCGAACTTGTGAAGGCGGCAATCAGCTATGCAGTTGGCGCCACTCACCTTGAGAACGTCGGCGGCCACCGAATCAACATCTGGCCTTGGTTCGCTGACCAGTTTCACCCCACCGACCGACGGGGAAACCTGCTGCAAGCGATAGCCCTATTGCTGCGTGAAATCGACCGGGTCGACCGTGAATGCAAGGAACCCGCCGCATGATCAAGCGCACCCTCTACCATTTCCACTTCTGCTGCGGCCTGGGCGGCGGCGCCGCCGGCTTCAACCGGGCGCGCCCGCGGGTCGGCAACGTCGAGGCCGAATGGGTCTGCCTCGGCGGGATCGACGTGGACCCGGCCGGATTGCGCGACTTCGAGCGCCTGGCCGGCGTCCCGGGCACCCTGCTGGACCTCTTCACACGCGACCAGTACGTGCGGTTCCACGGCAAGGAGCCGCCGGCAGGCTGGCGTGAGGCCACCCCCGAGGATGTGCGCCGCGCCGCCCAGGGCAAGCGCCCGGACGCGGTGTTCATCTCCAGCCCCTGCAAGGGCGCCTCTGGCCTCCTCTCCGAGAAGATGAGCCTGACCCCGAAGTACCAGGCGCTGAACGAGTTGACGCTGCGCTGCATCTGGCTCATGGGCGAAGCCTGGGCCGATGACCCTGTGCCGCTGATCGTTTTCGAGAACGTCCCGCGCCTGGCCAGCCGCGGCCGGCACCTGCTGGACCAGATCAACAGCCTGCTCGGCGGCTTCGGCTACGCCGTGGCGGAAACCACTCACGACTGCGGCGAACTCGGCGGCCTGGCGCAGAGCCGCAAGCGCTTCCTGCTTGTCGCGCGGCACGTCGAGAAAGTGCCGCCCTTCCTGTACGAGCCGGAGAAGAAGTCGCTCCGCGCCGTCGGCGACATCCTCGGCCGCATGCCGCTGCCGGGCGACATCGATGCTGCAGGCCCGATGCACCGCGTGCCGTCACTGCAGTGGAAGACCTGGGTGCGCCTCGCTCTGGTGCGCGCCGGCAGTGACTGGCGCAGCCTGAATGACCTGGCCGTCGAGGACGGCTACCTGCGCGATCTGATCATCGTGCCGGAGTACCACCGGGGCGTCCTGGGCGTGAATCACTGGGGCGATTCGTGTGGCGTTGTCGCCGGCGCGAGCCGCCCGATGAACGGGCGGCTCTCAGTCGCGGATCCTCGCGCGCCGGCAAACGCCCTGCAATACCAGCAGTACGGCGTGCGCCGCTGGACCGACACATCCGGCGCCATCATCGGCGTCAAGTCGCCCGGCCAGGGCACGTACTCCGTCGCCGATCCCCGCGGCCAGAGTTTCGGCAAGTACCCGGTCACCGACTGGGACGGTCCGTCCGGCACCGTGATCGCGGCCAGCACCACCGGTCAGGGCGCATTCGCCGTGGCCGACCCGCGCCCAGGCGGCGTCCGGCACAACAACGTGTTTCGCGTCGTCAGCATGGGGAGCCACGCCGGAACCATCACCGGCGGGCACTCACCCAGCTCCGGCGGCCAGGCTGTTGCCGATCCCAGGTACCACAACTGGCACCCAGGGGCGAGCAGCCGCAAATTGCACGTCGGCGAGTGGGGAAGCGCTACCGGCACGGTCACCGGCTCCCAGCAGGTGGCCAGCGGCGCGCTGTCGATCGCTGATCCGCGCGTGCTCGATCGCACCAAGGGCGACGCCTACCTGACCGGCGGGCACTACGGTGTCGTAGGGTTCGACCAGTCCGCGGGCGCGGTATCGGCCAGTGCTCGGCACGACAATGGCAGGTGGAGCGTCGCCGACCCGCGCATGCCGGCGGCGAACGACCGGCTGACCTGCATCATCCAGTCGCTGGACGGCACTTGGCACCGGCCCTTCACCACCCTGGAGCTGGCCGCGCTGCAGAGCCTGGTGGACCCGGAAGAACAGTTGATCCTCGACGGCCTGAGCGACAGCGACTGGCGCGAGCGCATCGGCAACGCCGTACCGCCGGCCGCGGCCGAGGCCATCGCCGGCGTGATGGGTACAACGCTGCTGCTGGCCGAGGCCGGCGAAACCTTCATGCTCAGCAATACGCCCATCTGGGTGCGCCCGGTTGCGGTGGCGCTGAGCGTCGCGCAACAGGAGGTGCAACCGTGAACACCGAACAGTTCATCCGTGACTCGGCCGCGCGCGGGTTTTCCCGGCGCGCAACCCGGCTGGCCCTGGGCATTGGCCCCTGGGTATTCCGCGAAATGTTGACCCTGATGCCGGATATCGAGTGGCCGGCGAAGGGCCAGTCACTGGACCACAAACGCGCGAACCAGCAGAAGCGGGGCTACTGCCCGCCAGCGCTCGCCCGCGCGCTGGACCAGGCCCGCCAGGCTCGCAAGGACAAACACACCCACACCGTGCGCGGCCGGACCGGAACCATAGAGGAACTGGTGGAGACGCTGCCGAGCCCTGTCTCGGCTAGCACCGTCCGCAGGCGGCTCGCCGGAGGCATGCCGCTCGAGGAAGCCCTCCTTACTCCTGCAATTCCGCCGTTCAGCAACTACAAACGGGAGAATCCCGATGATCAAGAATGATTCACAGGCTCCTTCATGCACCTGCCCGAGCGGCGACGGGTCGCTGCGCCATCCGTGCCCGGCACATCCTGCGGTAGATCAGGAAGACGTAGCTGCCAAGCTGACCTTCATCAACGGAAGGCCCGCCATGTGCGGGTGCCAAGTGGAATACAGCGACGGCGGAGGCGAGTACTCCGACGTAATCTACGTGACGCTGTGCGCCAAGCATTCTGGCAGCGCGATTCTGGATCTGGTGGCGACCAACCGAATCGCACTGACGCCGGAGTACGAAGGCCAGTGGCACGCCGACCTCTACCTGGATCGGGAGATTCCTCTTGCGAAGGTCGAGGGCGCGACGCCGGCCGAGGCGGTCCTTGCCCTCATGTCGGCAGAGCGCATCGACCCCGAACAGGAATCGGTAGAGCAGGCAGGCGGGGATGAGCGCGCGGCGTTCGAACTCTTCGTGCGCAAGCACTGCGGCATGCCGGCGCATATTGCTGTGAACTGGGACGCCAAGTTCACCAATGATGCATGGGCGGGGTGGCAAGCCCGCGCCGCCCTGGCGCAACCCTCCCCGGCGCCGGCAGAGGCGGAGCGGCCGGAGGTTGTGGCGTACTTCGACCGAAACTATCCAAGCACCGGCGATGCCTTCATCTGGGCGAACTATGAGGGAAGCCCATACGAGCCAGTGATGACCGTCGCCCAGCACGAGCGCATCGTCGGGGAGCTGCGGGCGGAGAGCGCGAAGCTGAGCGAAGCGCTCGACGAATGCGATGGAGACCGCTGGAAGCTGCGATCCGAGCGCGACGCCGCTAATGCTCGCCTGCACGAAGTAGCAACGGCCTGCGCTACGGCAGAGCAACAGCGCGACGCCGTCCTGGCCAGGGTCGCAGAACTGGAAACAGCTCTGGAACCGTTCGCAGCGGTTGCCGACGCCTACGACGATTCCGAGGATGACGATCACGAGCCGTACACCGACATGGGGTGCGACGACCGCTTGCGCTTGACGCTTGGCCAGCATCGGGCTGGTCGAATAGCGCTGGAGGGGCGCACGCCGCAAGCCCAGGCTCAGCACAGCGTGCCGGAGGGCTGGAAGCTGGTTCCGGTAGAGCCGACCGAAGACGTACTCGAAGCGATACACAACGGCGGTTATGTCGGCGATGACCAAGAACTGCGTTGGTTTTACCAATCCATACTCGCCGCCGCGCCGGCACCGGGAGGTGAGTGATGCCCGTCTTCGAAGTGGTGAGCGGAGGTGACCGCCGCAGCCTGATGAAGCGCTTCGAGCGCAAGAGCAAGCAGCAGGCTATCAGCGAACTGGTGGACTTCCATCTGCTGAACTGCGCCCGGATCGAGAAACTGGAGCGCGCCCTACAGACGGTTGTCAACGCTGCCGACCATGGATCGTGGCCGACTACCGTTATGCACGGCATCGAGGTGGCGCGCGCCATGCTCGCCGCCGAACCGACCAGTTCGGCATCCCCGTCGTGCAAGTGGACCGAAAGCAGCGGCATCTGGGAAACAGGTTGCGGCCAGACCTGGGGCTTCGTTGAGGATGGACCAGCAGAGAACGGCGCGCTGTTCTGTCACCACTGCGGCGGACGCCTGGTCCTCATCAAGAGCGACGACCAGGAAGATGACGGTGAGCCGTGCCCGGACTGTATGGAAAACGCGCCAGCGCCTGGATGTGAAGCATGAGAAAAGCACTGACCGCCATCGCACTCGTCGCGCTGTTTGGCCTGGCCACTGTTGCCGCCGGCGCCGCGCTCCAACCATTCAAGACCCTGTTCATCTGGGAGGTATGCCAGTGATGAGAGGCTCCGATATTCCGCCACCACCAGGGTATCGCCCTACCCCGCTCGCCACCCTTGGCCAGCAGTTGGTCCGCCTGGGCCAGGCGATGCAGAACCCCAACACCAAGCTCGGCGAGTTGACCGAACTGGTCCAGGCCTGCGGCGTCGACCTGCGGATCTGCGACACGAACAAGGGGCGCCAGCCATGATCGGAACACTACTCCTCTGCATCGTCTGGTGCGCGGGCGGCCTCTACGTCGGATACGCGCTCGGCTCGCTGCGGACTGCGAAGAGTTACACCTGCGAGATCCAACGCCTTCAAGAACAGCTCTGCAAGGAACGTCTACTCCATAGGATGGGCGTGGACAAGGAGCCGCCATCATGCTGATGACCTACGAGAACCTGAAGCGTCTGCTCAACATCTGGGACAAGCCAGACCTCTCCGCGCTCACCCGCCTCCTGGTCGCGCGTCGCATGGCCAGGCAGTACCAGTTCGGCTGGGAGGCCGACAGGACCTGTGCTGATCGAAAGATCAAGGAGGCAAGGAAGGGCCTTCCATTCACCAGGGCCCAGTTGGAACAGGCGAAGGAGTTTCGGAGAACATCCAGCAGCTACCACGAGAAAGCCCAAGCCGCCCTTGGCGCCTGGCTCCTGCAGGCCGAGAGGTGGATCGAGGGAGAGATTGGAGTCGATCGCATCTGCGATGCCCTCGGCGTCAATCCGGTCCACCGCGCCGCCATCCAAGGCGCCAAGCCTGGGCAGATGCTCAATCACATCGCCTTCGTCGAAGGCCTTGAGGACAGCTCGAACGCTTTCAGCGGAAGGCGAGAGGCGGACCTGAAGGACGGCCCACTGTTCAACTGCATCATAGCCGAGATGCTGCGATTCGCAGAGGAGAACCCTGAGGCTCTACCCGATCCGTTCGCACCCGGCGGGCCACTTTACGGTGTACCACAGACCGTGATCCGCAACGACGGAACGATCGAGACGAGGCGGGCCGCGCTGACGCTGCACTGCCGAGACGGATCGATGCGCGTGATCGAACGGAAACCGGAGGTAGGGCGTGAGTAGGCAGATGACCGCGCGCCGGCTGACCCGGGCCGAAATGAACCACCTGCGCCGCCTGATAGGTTGGGTTCGCTGCGAGGTGGGGGCAGAGCCCGAGGAAATCGTCACCGCCACCAAAAAGGCGCTCGACCACTTCCAAGGCGTGTCGGAAGACGGTAAGCGGAGGTTGCTCGAGCACTACCAGAAATCAGCAGCCATACCGAAGTACATCCGATCTGCGATCAAGGCCCTGGAGAAGGTGTGCCTGGAAGATCCGACCGAGGTGGTTGATGGTGAGTTGGTTGCCCGCGGGCGCCACGAAGTGCCGCTACGCCTGGTCGTAGCGCGCAACGAAGAGGAGATAGGGAATGGGAAGCTCGACTAGCCCCGTATCCGAGTTCCTGTCCGAAGAGGAAGTCGCCGAGCTGACTGGGCGCAAGTACCCGAGCCAGCAGATCGAGTGGCTGAATAGGTACGGCTGGAAGTACGCCGTGACCGCGGCGAACCGCCCGATAGTTGGGCGCGTATATGCCCGCCTGAAGCTGGCCGGCGTGAAGCCGACGATGGAAGCAACCGAGAAGTGGAGCCTGGACCTGTCCAGGGTTAGATGATGAGACCGCGGAGCAACAAGAACCGGGGCCTGCCGCCTCGCATGATCAAGCGTACCCGGACGATGAAGTCAGGAAAGGTCTGGGTCGGCTACTACTACGACGGCCGAGACGAGGAGGGAAATCGAAAGGAGATTCCGCTGGGCACGGACTTGGATGAGGCTCGGGAGAAGTGGGCGAAGCTGGAGAGAAAGGCCGTGCCGCCAACCACTCGGACCGTCGGCGATCTGTTGCGCAGGTTCGAGCGGGACGTGGTTCCGACGAAGGCGCCGAAGACCCAGAAAGAGTATTCGAAGATGATCCGCCAACTGCTGGGCGCCTTTGACGAAGCCCCGGTAGAGGACATTACGCCGAGCACCATCGCTCAGTACCGAGACGCCAGGACGGCCAAGGTTCGAGCGAATAGGGAGATCACCCTGCTTTCCTTCGCCTACAACATGGCCAGGGAGTGGGGCATCACCAGCATGGAAAACCCCTGTCGCGGGGTGAAGAAGAACAAGGAGCAGCCGCGCGATGTGTACGTCACGGACGAGGTGTGGAAGGCGCTCTACGAGAAAGCCCCGGACGATCTGCGGGTGACGATGGACCTCGCGTATTTGACAGGCCAACGCCCGGCTGACGTGAGGAAGCTGCGCAAGAACGACGTTTCCGGAGACTACCTGCTGGTCGGGCAGAACAAGACGTCTCGCAAGCTCCGGATACGACTCCGCCGCGCCGACGGACAGATGACCCAGCTCGGCCACCTGGTCGAGTCGATCGCCTCCGATTCTCCGGCACTGGTCACCAACGAGAAGGGCCAGCCGATGACAGAGAAGATGCTTCGCACCAGGTTCGATACCGCACGCAAGGCTGCGGCCGATGAGGCGATCAAGGCGGGTGACCAAGACTTGGCCAGGGAGATCATGCAGTTCCAGTTCCGGGACATTCGCCCCAAGGCGGCCTCCGATATCGAGAGCCTGGCCGACGCCTCAGACCTGCTCGGACACACGACCCAGGAGATCACAAAACGCGTCTACCGCCGGATCGGGAAGGCCGTGAACCCCGTTAGATAGGCATGAATTGCGGAAACGAAGACAAAATTTGTGGAAACGATCAGTCTTAAGCTACTGATACACATAGAAAATCAAACATAAGGCAGAAGATCACCGGACCGCCGCCTCGGGCGGTTCGGGAATGCAGCGACGCATCTACCGCCTCAATGAGGGAGCAGATAGGCGTAATAGCGCTTGAAGGTCAGGGCTGCACGATTCATGCGCGGCACTCTACGCGCCTGTGCCGGGCTGTCAAGACTGGAAAGCGCCTCGACACGAACCGAAGCACTTCCCCGCAACAGAAGCGCAGCCTGGGAAAGTTTGCCCGCCAGTTATCCGCACAAATTTATGACGCCGGTTTCTCTACTTTGAAAAACAACGCAAGACCGGACATGGACTTCAATAACTCGACCGGAAGAAACCTATCAGCAAGGCAGTTGAATTTTTTCCGAAAGCAATAATTCGATACTTTTCTGGATTGGCGCATCATCTCGTAAAAATAGCGAACCGCTTCCCAGTACCCACGAATATCAATGGGTCAGCAATATCCAGATGCTTATCGCGGCATTCGAAAAAACATCGACCAATTCCACTGACAGAATATCGGCGTCATTTGCCTAGCATGGATATTCCAAGTTCACCCTATCAACTTCCCAGATTGACACTCTCGCCGGCAGATCAGTAATTTTCAGCGACCAGCCGGCAAAGTACTTTTCCAGAGCGGCTGGCAACCGATAGTCACTCTATCTTCGCAAACCGATGTTTATGCGAGAGGGCCGGCTATCGCTCAAAACTTGATTGATGAAGGAATAGCGCCATGCAACTCGCCACACTTCAGGAACTGAGCTTCGATGAAATCGACCAGGTATCGGGCGCCGGACTCTTCAGCTTCGTCGGCGATGCCATCGTCGATGTGGTCAAGGTGTCCAACGACCTGCTCAACACGTCGGTCATCTCTTCGGTCGGCAAGGTGTTCAACGCCGTCGGCCTGACCCCCATCCATCAACTGGCCGACACCCTCGGCTACGGCGTGTTCAAGGGCGTCGCCGCGGTCGGCGGCCTGCTCGGCGGCGACACCAGCCGCATCGATTACCACTACGACACCGAGTGGACCTGATCCCAGGACCTCGGCCCGCTCCCGTCGCGGAGCGGGCCTCCACCGTCGCCGGAGACCCGGACGCCCCCGGCGGCGACCTAGGACCCGGCAACCGGGAAGGGGCGACCAGCGCCCCGATCAGGAGAACCGCCATGCACGACCTCATCCAGCACGCCGACGCCTTCGTCGGCGATCCCGACCAGGAATCCGGCGGCCTGTCGCGCCGCAGCTTCCTCGGCAAGAGTGCCACGCTCGGCGCGGTCGGCCTGGTGGCCGGCTGGACCCCGGCCTTCGTCATCCAGCCCGCCGAAGCCGCCGCCAGCAGTTGTCCGGCGCCGGCAGGCTTTCCGGCCGGCCTCGAACTTTATCGGCGGGCGTTCCGCAACTGGTCGGGGGAAATCGCCGCCGACGACCTCTGGAGCTGCGCCCCGCGCACCAACGATGAGGTTCTCGCGGTGGTCAACTGGGCCTGGCAGAACGGCTTCAAGGTGCGCCCGCGCGGCATGGGTCACAACTGGTCCCCGCTGCTGCTGAAAGGCGGCGAGAACTGCGAGAGCCGCATCGTGCTGGTGGAAACCAGCCGTTACCTGACCCGCGTACGGATCGACACCCAGGGCGAGTTCGGCCTGTTCAGCGCGCAGACCGGCGTCACCATGGAAGCCCTGCTGAAACAACTGGAGCGGGTCAAGCTCGGCTTCGTCGCCACGCCGGCGCCGGGCGACCTGACCCTCGGCGGGGTGCTCGCCATCGACGGCCACGGCACCGGCATCCCGGCGCAGGGCGAAAGCCGCCTGCCGGGGCAGAGCTACGGCTCCCTGAGCAACAGCATCGTGGCGCTGACCGCGGTGGTCTGGGACGGCGCCGCCGGACAATACGTGCTGAAGACCTTCCGCCGCGACGATCCGGCCTGCGCGCCGTTCCTCGTCCACCTCGGACGCGCCTTCATCGTCGAGGCGACCCTCCAGGCCGGGGTCAACAAGCGCATGCGCTGCCAGAGCTACGTGAACATCCCGGCGAGCGAGATGTTCGCCGCAGCCGGCAGCGGCGGAAGGACCTTCGACAGCTTCCTGCAGAAAAGCGGACGCGCCGAGGCCATCTGGTTCCCCTTCACCGACAAGCCCTGGCTGAAGGTCTGGACGCCGACCCCGCGCTGCCCGTTCGGCGCCCGCGCGGTCAACGGCCCGTTCAACTACCCCTTCTCCGACAACATTCCCAAGGCGCTGTCCGACCTGCTGGCGGCGATCAACACCGGCCACCCGGAACTCACCCCGCTGCTCGGCAAGCTGCAGTACGACTTGGTAGTGGGCGGCATGGCGCTGACCCTGGGCTACGACCTGTGGGGCTGGAGCAAGGACCTGCTGCTGTACATCAAGCCCAGCACCCTGCGCGTCACCGCCAACGGCTACGCGGTGCTGACCCGGCGTCGCGACGTGCAGCGGGTGATCAACGAGTTCTACCTGCAGTACCAGACGATGGTCGCCGCCTACCGCGCCAACGGCCACTACCCCATGAACGGCCCGGTGGAGATTCGCGTCAGCGGGCTCGACCAGCCCGGCGAGTCGATCGTTCCCGGCGCCCAGGTGCCCAGCCTGTCGGCGATCCGTCCGCGCCCCGACCAACCGGAGTGGGACACGGCGATCTGGCTGGACATCCTCAGCCTGCCCGGTACCCCGCAGGCCAATGCCTTCTACCACGAGTTCGAGGCCTGGCTGTTCGACCACTTCAGCGGCGACTACGCCTCGCTGCGGGTGGAGTGGAGCAAGGGCTGGGGCTACAGCCCCGCCGCCGCCTGGGACGAGCCGACGGTGGTCGACCAGTTGGTGGCGCAGTCGCTACGCCAGGGCCTGGTCGCAGACAACGATTGGGACAGCGCCGTGCGCCAGTTGAACGAAGCCGATCCGCATCGGCTGTTCAGCTCGCCGCTGCTCGACCGGCTGATGCCATGAAATGCCGCTATGCGAGGCCGTACTGACTCGGACGAAGAGCGGTTGGCCGGAGCCGATATGAATGAGCCCTCGATACGGCGTTGACTTGTTCAACAGGTCTTATCGAGGTGTCGCACGAACCGGCCTTAATCATTCGCAAAGTTTACCCGGAGTGGCAAACCTTCATCCGCCGAATATTGAAACTCATTGTCAAACGAATTATCGAGCCCATGAAAAACCGCTAATCCTGGCAGTTCATCCCACTCTTTCGGATTAGTACCATCGAATGGCTTTCCAGACTCATGGGAAGCCTAAAGGAGATATATGAAATGAAAGAACTCAATGACATTGAAGTCACCTGCGTTTCGGGTGGAACTCTTTCCGGCATGATCGTAGGCGCCGTCGACGGCGCCGCGACGGGCATGGCAATCGGCGGGAAATGGGGCGGTGCCGGCGGCTTCGGCTTCGGCGCTCTTTCCCAGTTGGTCGGCCTGATCGTGCCAACCGCAATGGGCGCTATTGCCGGGGGCACGGTCGGTCTCTTCACCAACGCAGAGACGGCTGTCGGTTACTTGGGCCAATACCGGGAAAACTTCGGTCCCGGTGATGTAGGCCGCACCACCATCTAA